TCAGGCGATGAAATAGAAACACCTATCACAACGGAAGAAGTGAGAGGTTAATCAAATCGGCCGTATCGTTTAATCAGGATTGACCTTAGTCTTTCCCAAACGATACGGTCATAAACTTGCTGACCAGTTCTTGGTTCTCTCAATGCAAGATTATCATATTTAATTTTACACTTAATAATTTTTTCTAGCATTTGATCTGATTGAAATATGCCCAATGCATATTGCCTTGACCATTTTCAAATGTAATGTCTTCATAGGTAATTGTACCTTCTGAAATTTTATTTGTATCAACTTGCATAACGGACGCTTCGCAATCGTCAGTAACATTGATTTGTATGTTATCAATCTTACCGTCTCTTAGAGCACCACTACGTCTAACTTCAACTACATCGCCAACTTTAATTATCATAATATATCCTTTCGTTTAGTTTAAGTATAATGGACCAGTCCATTGCATTGGGTAATTACCTTCAAGAACATTACCTCTTGGTGAGTTCAATGCAGGTGCAGCCCAACTTGCAGGTTTTAAAACATCACCTACTTTGAAATGTTTAAAATCTTTTTTAACTATAAAAGCATGAACGGAACCTTTTCTAATTATTTTTATATACTTTGGTCCTTCTTTTACAACCCATGAATTAGCAAATTCTTCTTTCATGCTTTCATGTTTAGTGCCTATATTGTAGTCTTCAATAGAAGCGTTAATTAAGTTTTGAATACCGTCTTTGATATTCTGTGCAGGTTGTACTGTAATCATTACGCAGCCTCCATCATAGAATAAGGTACACGCCACTTACCACCAAGGTTAGTGTCTTTGATAACTGCCTTCGCAGGATTCAGTTTCACAACAACACCAGGTCTCTTACGACCATGGGCTCTACCAAAGATGACATGATCGCCAACTTTGAATTGACCTATAGTAGATCCTTTCGCAGCGTTGATCGCTGTCTCTAAAAGAAACAAATGTTCCTTATGTTCTGGATTCTTAATCCAGTCTAGTATATCAGTTAAGTTATTAAATTGTAGTTTCATAATATAGTTTCCTTTCGACTATCTTAAATATAATGGACCAGTCCATTGTATAGGGTAATTACCGTCAAGGACATTACCTCTTGGTTGATTTAATGCAGGTTTACTCCAAGACGCAGCCTTGAGAACATCACCTACTCTAAAATGTTTAAATGCTTTCTTTACTATGAAAGAATGAACAGAATGTTTAGCACAAATTTTGATAAACTTTTGTCCTTCTTTTACAGACCATGAATTAGCAAATTCTTCTTTCATCTGTTCATTGTTAGTATCTCTATTGTAATCTTCAATAGAAGCATTAATTAAGTTTTGAATACCGTCTTCGATATTTTCTGATGGTTGTACTTTAATCATAATATAGTTCTCTCTCTCTATTAGTTAATTTGTAATTCTAATTGTTTGATACAGTTATCAAAATTGATATCGTAAGGTTTCTCTGAAACATTATCTCTTACGAATTTTAAAAGATTAATTTTCTCACTTGGAGACTTTGCGAGTTTATACTGTTCGTACAGGTTCTCTTTGATTTTCAAAGATAGTGCGTCTAGTGTTTTACTGTTTGTCATAATGTATCCTTTTTTCATTGATAAATATATCATATACGGATTCTCCTTGATAGTCAAGGATTATTCCAAAAAAAATGGTATATTAAACCCTTGATAAATAAGGGTTTTTTAAGGTGCGACATTCCGCTCACCCTATGTTCGTGGTTTGTTCGCATATGAAATGGAGATTTTATGGGATTTTTAAGTAAGTTATGGTCTGGTTGGGGTAAGAGTGAGAATGTACTACCCCCTAAAGAAGAAAAGAATAAACCAGTAATTAAAAAGAAAGTAGTTAAAAAGAAAAAGAAGACTACAAAGAAAAAGGAAAAATAATGGAATGTAAAAACTGTGGACATGGATGTCATTGTTCAAGTGGCGGATCTTGTCAAGTATCATATTGTAACTGTTCGAACTGTGAGCATCAATAATGGCTAGAGGTATTAGTGTAATCGCATATGAACAAGGACCTAAGAAACGCACATCTATCGGGGATAGTGCGAGAACTAGACCTAAAAATAAGAATGCTAGACGACAATTCAAAAGAAGTGTAGGACAAGGTAAAAGAAGATAATGCCGGGTATTGCACGAAATGGTGTAGATATTGCTGGTGGTGTTGCGATACAAGGTAGTAGTAATGTTAACATCAATGGGTCTGGTGCTGTTCGCATAGGAGACAAGGTTGCATCACATGGGTTGTCGCCTCATAGTCCTACTCCACCTATGGTAGGAGGGTCATCTAAAGTATTTGCAAATGGTATAGGGGTGTCTCGATCAGGTGATGCCGCTAATTGTGGTCATACAATATCAGGTTCTTCTAACGTAAACGCAGGTTAGCATGATAAATAGTTATCATGGCAATACTTCAATCAGGATATACAGACGCATCTAGAACAAATGCAAGTGCTAGATCAGTTAGACTTTATAAAGATATTGCATTATCATTTGAAAGAAATGCAGCAACTAAAGATGTTATTGTCAAAAAAGATATAGATGCTGTAAAACAATCTGTTAGAAATCTTATATTAACAAATCATTATGAGAGACCCTTTCATCCTGAAATAGGTTCGGGTATAACAAATCTTTTATTTGAACCACTAGACCCAATTACAGCAAATTCATTAACTAGAGTTATAGGTGAAGTTATAACAAACTTTGAACCTAGAGCACAATTAGTATCTGTTGATGCTAGACCAAGTTTAGATACAAATTCATATGAGGTCAGTATAAGTTTTAGAGTAATTAATATACCTGGCGAATTAGTTAGTCTTACAACTATGTTAGAAAGAAGTAGATAGAATGGCAAAAAGAATAGAAGTCACAGATTTAGATTTTGATAGTATCAAAAATAATCTTAAAGTATTTTTAAAACAACAAGACCAATTAACTGATTATGATTTTGAAGGTTCAACCATGTCTACCTTAGTAGATGTTTTAGCATATAACACACACTACAATGCTGTCTATGCAAATGTACTAGCCAATGAAATGTTTTTAGATAGTGCTGATTTAAGAAACAGTATTGTATCTCATGCAAAACATGTAGGGTATACACCAAGAAGTGCAACATCACCTGTTGCCTTTTTAAATGTTACGGTAAATAATGCAACTGGTTCTACATTAACTGCAGCTAGAGGTACAACTTTCACTACGAGTGTTGATGGTACAACTTACAATTATATTGTGAAAGATGCTACGACAATTACTCCTGTTGCTGGTGTATATACTTTTTCTAATTTACCCATTTATGAGGGAACACTTATTACAAATAAATTTACGATGGATACTTCAAATGCTGATCAAAGATTTTTAATTAAAAATAATTTTGCAGATACTACAACTTTAAAAGTTACAGTTCAAAATAGTTCAACAGATTCTACTACAACCACTCACACACTTGCTGCTGATTTAGCTGATATTACATCTACCTCAAAAGTTTATTATCTTGAAGGTGCTGAAGATAATCAGTATGAAGTTAAGTTTGGTGATGGTGTGCTTGGTGCTGCTTTATCCACCGGAAACATAGTGACATTATCATACATTGTCACAAACGCTGAAGAAAGTAACGGTGCAAGTTCATTTAGTTTATCAGGTACTGTTGGTGGTTTTTCTAACGTATCTATTTCTACTACAACCAATTCAGTAAATGGTGCTTTACCAGAGACACCAAACAGTATTCGTTTTAATGCACCTAGACAATATGCATCTCAAAATAGAGCGGTGACACCAAATGATTATGCAAGTAAAGTAAAAGCAATTTATGCAAATGCAAAATCTGTTTCTGTTTGGGGTGGAGAAGATAACGCTACACCTTTTTATGGTAGAGTTTATATTTCAATTAAACCTGTTGCAGGTGCAACGTTAACTGAAGCACAAAAATCAGATATTATAAATCAACTAAAGGAATTTAACGTAGCAAGTATTACTCCAATCATAGAAGATCCTGAAACAACATCTGTACAATTGAGTGTGAGTGTTAAGTATGATGCTAAAGCAACTGTAAGAACAGCTGATAGTATTAAGGCATTAGTCTCATCAGCAATAACAACTTTCAATACAAATAATTTACAAGAGTTTGATAGTATATTCAGACATTCTAAATTTATCGAAACAATAAACAAAGTAGATCCTTCTATATTATCAAACATAACAACTGTTAAATTACATAAATCATTTACAGCAACTACAACAGGTTCTACAACTTATACGATAGGTTTCAATAATGCTTTATATAATCCTCACTCAGGACACAATGCAAGTGGTGGGGGTATATTAACATCATCAGGA